CTCCGCATCCCGGCCTTCCGCCAGAAGTCACCCCCAAAACTGCCAGTAGCGGACCCGCCGTAGCCGCCATAACCGCCGCCCGCGCCGCCATACCCCCCAGAACCGCCGTAGCCCCCCGACCCGGCGTAACCGCCGGAGCTGCCCAGCGACAGCCCACGAAGTTCGGCCACGACCTCTTTGAGCGCCGCCACCACTTCCATGACGGAATCCTTGAACTCCCGGGCCGATTCCCGGATGGTCCAAAAAACCTCCTTCATGGCTTGGCCTTGCGTGTCCACGATCCCGCGCATGGTCGCCTGAACCTGCGCCGAGAACTCCGACACGCCGGAATACCTGCCGCCCTGCATGAGCCCCGCACGTGGCATGTTATTCCGGTGCCGGGGATCATTCGGGGTGATGACCTCTTCCCCCGCTTTCAGAATGACCGGGATTTCATCCGGACGGAGCCCCGCAATGCCGCCGGTATGGTATTTCGGCGCGGCGGTGAACAGCATCGGATCCACGTCGCGCGTAGCGTTCCCGCCAATCTGGCCGTGGCCTACGATACCGCCCGCGTGCGCAGTGCCAACACGGCCCCGCCGTGCCTGCGCCGAAGCCGCAGCCATCCGGCGCGCCGCTTCCGCCGCCGACCGGTAGGCCGCCGCAAGCGAATACAACTGCCGAGTAAGGCTTGAAGCAAACCTGTTCGCGTCCCGCATGGCAAAGACACTGTGGCCCACTCCCGTTGACATCCGCACGGCGGCATCCGCCGCGCGCAAAGACGCTTCCGTGAAGGCTTTAAGCCCCGGAACCAGAGTAGACAGTTTGTCCGCCATCAAAGCGGCGGCTTCCGCGAACTTGCGGAACACCGCGTCGCCCCGTTTCAGCGCTTCGGAGAAGGCATCCAGCGTTTCCACACCCGCCTTCAATTCCGCCGTGGCCTTCCCGAGGGTCCGCATCGCTTTGGCGAGACTCGCAGCCGACTTTTCAAGCCTCCCCATCGCCACGGCTTCGCGGCGGGCTGACGCTGTAAACGCTGCCGACTCATGCGTCAGCGCCTGAAAGTCCTTACTTGCCGCGCGCGCTGCAACCGCTGCATCCCGAAGCGGCGGAGCGATTTCCGCCACCCCAGACGCAAATGCTGTCACAGGAGCCGAGGCCGCAGCCGCCGCACCAGACAGCACTGTAAGGCCATCCGCCATGCCCTTCGTAAGCGGAGTGGCCGCAGCCAATGCCGTAGCCGCCTTCTCCGCCGAACCCGCTACCACCGCGAGCGCCGTCCCCGGCTGGGCCGCCGCCAGTGACGCCAGCACCGATACTGCAACCGTGGCGACCTTCACGAACCCGTTGAACGCTTCCGTCGCCATCTGCGCGGGGCCGGCAAGACCCGAGAACATCGAAGACAGCGCCTCCTGGACCGTCACGGACTGCTGGCGCAACCCTTCCATGGCCTGTTTCGTCTGCTCGATTTCAGCCCGGCCCTGATCATCCACGCGGACCTGTGCCACAATCGGTTCGCGCGCGGAATCCCGCAGGTTGGACACGCCCGCCGCTGCTGCATCCGCCGCCTGCTGCACACCCGCAGCCGCACCCTTGACCCCCGCAGCTGCACTCGCCGCGCGTTGCGCAGCCGCCGCCGATTCATCCCCCGCCGCCTTGGCCGCAGCCGCCGCTCTCTCTTGCGCTGCCGTGGCCGCTTCCAGATTGTGCGTAGCCTGCGCGGAATCGACCCCCGCAGACCTCACAGCGCGCATGGCGTCCGCTTGGGCCTGCGTGGCCTTAGCCAAGCGCTGCTGCGCCTCTCCGGCCTTCCGAGCCGCGATTTCCGCCGCAGCGACCGCCGCCTTCTGATCCGCCGTGGCCTGTTTCAATTTGGTGGACGCCGTAGTGGTCGCAGCAGCCGACTCTTTAGCCCCCCGCGTCCACAGTTTATAGCCCGCATATAGCGCCGCCAAAGCAGCTGCGGCAGCCCACCCATAAGGGCCGAGCGCCATCAAGGCGCGGCCCGCCAACGCCACGCCGCGCGCCAGCAGACTCATCCCGCGCGCACCTGCGCCAGCGGCCGTCCCGATAGCCGCCAAGCCACCGCGTGCGCTTATGAGGGAAGTGATAACCGCCAAAGCTGGGCGCAGCCCAATGATAGTCAAAGCGAGGCGCGCAATGGCCGGGACCATTTTCAGCCCCACCACGGTAGCCACAATAGAGCCGACAAGTTTCCAATTATCGGCCATGGCGGTAAGACCATCAATCGTCTTGGCCACCAGATAAGACAGCTTGACCGTGAACGCCTTGAAATCCGCAGATTGCATGACTTCGGTCAGTTTCTGGAACAGCTTGGTGAGGGATTCAAGCGCCCCCGCCTTATTGAACGCCAGAACCGTCTCGAACCACGCATTCTTCATGCGCTGGAACTCGGCGGCGTTGGAATGGATTGCCTGTTGCAGTTGCGGGCCGAACTCGACGTTCAACTCCTTGGCGAACTCCACCAGCATCTTGGCGCTCACGTCGCCGTGCTGAATCGCCTTATAGAACGCCGCCATTTCATCCGCGCCGTAGCCTGCGGCCTTGGCCATCATCCGGATAGCGCCCGGCAGGTTGTCGCCCAACTGCTGCCGCAACTCTTCCATTTGCACCTTGCCCTTGGAGGCAATCTGCACAATGGCGGTGAACACCCGGTCCGTCTGCTCCGCAGACAGATTCATGACGCGAGAGGCGCCAGACACCGCCTCAAAGATCAATTTGGTATCTTCAAAATTGATCTTTGTCCCGCGCGTCGCGACGCCCAGGCGAGCAAATTCCTTCACGGATGACTGGATGCTAACCCCAAGTTTGTCGGCAACTCCGACAACGTAATCCATCTCTTTGCCGACCTTCGCCACGTCAAGCGAATTGATCGCCACGCCGATGGACCGGACAGCAGCATCCCACTGCCGCTGGACATCCACCATCTCATTGGCGCCCCGGAAGGCCGCAAAAACGCCCGCATAAGAAGCCGCAATAGCCAAAAGCTGCCCGCGAATACGCTGCAAGAGTGAAAGGCTTGTCCGGCTCTCATTCCCCATGCGCCGGAAAGCCCGGCCCAGCCTGCGAATACCCCCGGCGGCCTGATTGGCTGTGCGCGCAACCTGCCGCTGCTCACGCGCAACTTGGGCTTCCCGTGTGCGCAATTGAGCCGCCGTCTGGGCGGTCCTGCGTTCCTCCACAGACAGCCGTCCGAGCGCAGTGCGCATCGTGGTGACAGACACCCCGGCCCCTTGAACCTCCTGCCGCATCCGATGAACAGATGCCCGCAGAAGATTGTATTCATCCTTGGCGTTTCGCGCGGCCTGCCGCGCCTGCATGAGCCTGCGGGAGATCTCTTCATTGGCCCCGCCCGCTGCACGAAGCTGCTGGGCATACTGCCGGACTTCATTCTCGGCGTCGCGCCATGTCCGGCGGACTTCCAGCATACTGCGCCGCTGCCGGGAGACAATCTGCTCCATGGCAGCGCGAACTGAACCTGCGACCTGATCGTAAGCCTGTGCGGCTTGCCGGGCGGCGGTAGACACCTGCGCCATATTGCCGCGTGCTTCCACCAGCGCCGCGTTATTGCTGCGCAGAGCGGTGCGCGCCTTGGCCAGCGCCGATGACGTTTCAGCATAGTGAGACGCCGCGACTCGAACGGCTTCGCCCAACCGGCGCTCCGCTTCGGTCGCAGCCCGGACGGATTCCCCCCGTGCCTTCACCGCCTTCGCCGCATTGCGGGCCTGCGTCGAAAGATCCGCGTATTCCTTCCGCATCTTCGTCAAGACCGCGCCGGATTTCCGCTGCTCGGCAGTCAGTTTGGCAACCTGCGAAGAATATCTGCGCACCGCGTCCGCCGCCGTCTTTTGCGCCGACAACATCCGCTTCGTGGGGGCTTCCGCCCGCAACATCTGCTCGGTGTATTTCTGCCACCGGGCTTCCGCCTTGGTCAGGGACTGCTCCTGTGAAGCCAACGCCTTACCGACGCGGCGGGCCGCCGTTTCCTGCTTCTTGACACTAGACGCGGCCTGTTTGGCGGACGCTTCAAACTGTTTCTGCTGCTCCGTGACTTTCCGGAAAGCTTCGGATTCAGCCCGCGCTGCCTGCTGCGCCTTTTCCAGTTTTGCGGTGAGTTTATCTTCATTGACCGCCGCGCGCGCCGCAGCGTCGGACATCTTGCGCACGGCGCTGGCCGCGTCCGTAACGTCCGCTTTCACCCGCCGATACGCCGCGCGCGCCTTATCCGCCTCGCCGGTTATCCGGGCAAGGCCGCCGCCCTTGGCCGCCCCATCAAGGTCTTTCAGCGCCCCCGAAAGGGCCTTGAAAGAGGCGTCCAGCGTTCCGGTATCACGCGCCACGGTCCGCTGGACTTCGCCAATACGAGACAGCGCCTTGGTGATCGCTTCCAGCGCCTGTGACGCTTCATTCCGAGCCTTGATTGTAAGCTGAACGTCGCGATTGTTGGCCATGGGATCACCTTCTAGGGCGCAAAGGCGCTATGAGCGCGGACAGGCGGGTCTTGAACGCCGCAGCTGCGTCTTTGCGGAACATAGACGACGCCGCCATTTGTAGCAAGCCGAGTTTCCCGGCCAGATCCGAGGACCCCCGAGAATGACAAATGGCCGCCTCGTCCAGCATATACCCTATTGGTAACTCTCCGGGGGCGCAATACCCTTCGGAAACGAGGCGGGACCGTTCTTCCCGGAGCCCCCATCGCCACTCGTTGAACGTGAGCCCCCCGCTGCCGGGGACGCCTCTGGCATCCGGGCCATGAGGGCTTGAAGCGTCCCCACCATGCGCTCCACGTCAACCTCGCTGGCGAACGTAAGATCCGCAACCTCCACGGCCACCGCGAGCAGCGCTTCGGCGGGCCACTTCCGGATTTCATCAACCATATCCGGTTCATCCGCCGCCAGCGCCACGGCATCCGCAATGAGATCCGGGAACTGCGCAATGGCGGTCTGAATGACCCCCACCACCGCATCTCCGGAGGCCGATTCAGGGGCCTTGACGACCTTCTCCATGACCGCATCATATACCGCCCGAATCGCAGCCTCATGCCGCGTGAGCAGTCGCGATACGTCTTCGTATGACAGCCCTCGAACTTCGACTGTGCCGCCGAGCATCGACAACACACGCTTCGGGATAACAATTCCGTTGATAGCCATTTACTTTCCCTCGGTGAAAACTTCGGTGGCCCATGGGGGATCTCTCCCCCACAGGAAATTATCGCTAGACGGGCACGCCGTCCTGATACATGGCCTGGCCATCGCTGGGCTTGAGGATCTTGACCGTGAGCGGAATCTGCCGCCAGTCATCGCCCTTGAGCGCCATATCGCCATTCGGGTTCACCTTCACATACGGGAAATACCAGACGGAATTGCTTCCGACGGGATTGTATTCCTCATAAATGAGCGCGCCCTCGACCTGCGTCGAACCGGCGGCGATATGGTTGCGGGTATAGGCCAGAATGTCATATGTGACATCCACATCGTCCCCAGCAGTCACGCTGGTCGCGCCGGCGAGCAGCGTCATTTTGCCGCGCTTGGCATCCAGCGTGTAATCCGTGCCGGCCACCAGCGTTGTCGCGCCGACCTTGGCCACGAAAGTCGCCGGGTCGATATTCAGCACGCCGGACGGGTTGGCCGAAGACACGCCGATCTTGTAAGCCCGGTCAAGCTTCACCGCCGCGAATGTCTCGGTCAGGCCGGACTGCGCGGTAACGGAGATGGTGTCCGGCTGGGAGAACAGGAACAGCGCCACATTGTCGGGCTGGATGTCATCCAGCACAAGCGCGCCAGACCGGTTGGCCTGGAGGACCACCGACTCATCAAGAACCTTCACGCCTTCATCGGCGTCATAGTGTTCCAGTTCCTGCACATCGACATTGAACGAGAAAGACGGGCTATTGCCCATATACCGGAAGCCATCCGGAGTCTGGGTGCCGGCCTTGAAAGGTGCGAAGGACAACTTCCCGCGCCCCAAAGTATAGTTTTTCGTCGCCATGATTGGCTCCTTTCTTTGCGCCACGGGATGTGGCTTCTGCCATGCCCTCCCCTATAACCCATTGGAAGGGCGTTCGTAAAGACTCACACAAACTTTTCGACGACCTGGAACTCCAGAACAAGCCAAAAATACGCCTTGGCGGACACTTCATCGGGGGGCCGGACAACGCCCGTCCCGATCTGCATATCCGTTATTACGCTGGGCAGCCCCAAAAACCCGCGAACGTCATCATAGCTCCGTCCCGCGTCCATTTCATCGGCCAGCCGCTTCTTGACATCGTGCATGAGATAGTGCGCAGGGTCTGTCGGGTTGAGAGGATCATCCTTCACAAACCCCTGCACCACCAGTTCCCACCGCCCGGATCGAGCGCCCGCGCCGAGCGGCGCATCGCGCTGGTCCGGGGGCAGCGGAACTTCCAGAATAGACACCATCGGGAGTGGATCAGACGACGCATAGAGCCGCCGGCCCCGGAAGACCGCATCTGAAAGATCATGCGCGTAACCGTTGCCGGGCGTAATCTCCCGCAAAGCCGCCGTCAATGCTTTCTGGACCTGTAGCCGCGCTGGATCTGCCATCAGAACACCCCTTTCAAATCCACCAGCCGCAGGTATTCACGCTCGGCCTCCCGAAGAATCCTGTCCGACAAATCTTTGGCCACGCCAGACCCCGACCGCGATATAAACGCCTGCTGGACGGACGGGCCGTAAAGCAGCGCCAACCCGCCGGAAATCATCTTCATGGTCTTCTTGTTCCGGACAGACTCGCCGGGGCGAAGCCGGATTGCCAACCCCATATTATGCTGCGTGTCAGTCAACACCTTCCCGCGCCGGAGCTTCATCAAGAAAGCCCCCTTCATGAACCGCGCTCGGCCAGGCGCCACCTGCACCGTGACGCCCCCACGCTTGCCCTTCGTCTGCGATACAACATACCGGGCCAGCGATGTCGGACGCGACCTCGCCCGAATATACGATTCAAGCTTCTTCGGCGTTGCCGCCGGAACCGCCACCAGACGGCCCCGTGTAGGCGCCACATATGCCGCCGGAAGATTAACCTGCCGCCGGATCATCTGGGCAGCTTCCGTTCGGCCCCTCTTTGCAGCCTTGTTTATCGCCATGGCCGCAAACCGGGAGGTCCGGTTGCGGTCCCGCGAAGCCGAAAACCCTTCAAGCCCTTCTATCGTGATCTCGACGCCGGACATCATGGAGCCCTCATGTTCACAGAGAAACCCGCTGCTTCAAGATCCGTCGGAGCGATAACCTCTATCTCGAAACGCGCGCCATTCGCCATCATATCCGCATCCGCCACTACCATGAACGGCAGCGACGTAACAAAAGGGTCAGTTGTGGTCAGCGTAAAAGCCTTACCCGTGACCACTGTTGGCGCGGGCGTCGCTGGCGGCTGGGTATCCATCCGCAAGTGAACCCCATTCCCCGGTGGCGTTCCCTTGAAATGCAGATCCACCTGCATAAGATATTCCGCGCCTAGAACCAGTGGCATGACACGATCCGCCACATATAGCGTATGCGCGGCGTTGGACCCCGTCCGCGTATCGCGCGCAGTGCTGGCCCCCGTAAAATCCAATACAAAAGCCACCCCCGGCGCCAGAGCTACCGGCGCGGGTATGTCCAGCAAGACGCGCTGAAACTCCGGAAACCCGAACATCGGACCGTAATCCTCCTGCGGGGGCTCAAACGCCCCGGTATCATACGAATCCGGAACGGCCAGCCCCGCCGTCTCGGATTCATCCATGCGGATGACATGGGAAATCGAGGTTATATCGTCGCGAGGCTCGCGCCGGTCAACCCGATACGCCTCTCCAGGCTCGACCGAAAACACCCCGCCGCGCTCGGGAAGGACATCTGAATCCATTGTGATTATCGACGGCGTGTTGTCCCCATATTCGGCGAAGTCAAAAGACGTGCCCTTCATGTCCCCAAGATACTGGAACCCCTGCCACACGCGCGGCATACACGGGACCGCAGCGCCCGACGCGCCGTAGTAGAGCGCCGGGACGCGCATCATTCTGTGCAAATCCCGGCGCGCCTGTCGTCGTATTTGACGCCATGAGCCCACCTAGATGACCTCTTCTTCATCATCATCTTCGGCGGGTGCCGACGCCGGCGCGGGGGCATCCACCGGCGTCGGCTTGGCCGCGCCTTTCTTCTTGGCGCGCGGCTTCCGCGCAGCCTTCGGCGTGGCATCTTCGCCGGCCTTTTCAGCGTTCGGAACCGCCGCACCCGATTCAACCAGCCAGTCATATTCTTCCTGACTTTTCGCGACGAAATGCGTGCCGGGAACAAGCGTTTCGATCTTCGCGGGCACCGCCGGCGTCTTGTCGTGAGCGAACTTGCCAGGCTTTACGCACCGCTGAACGGCGGTAACGGCGATCAATGACAGTTTGGACATCATAATTCTCCCTCGGATTGATTGTGGAAACCCGGCGAGGCTCGGCCCCGCCGGGGAATACCTGTAGCGGTTACGCCACCACGCGAGCGCGGAGCGTTGCGTTCGGGTTCACCGGAACCGGAAGCGGCGCGCTCTGCGTCAAGAACATCGTGGCCGACGGATTTTCCTTGTCCCACATCTTCGGGAAGATCGGGAGCGCCCGGAAGTCCGCCCGCTTGTCATGGATGGCGCCGAAGCAACGCACACCCTGCACAGACGGAGACGTGAACACCACATCGCGCGGGTCCATGATCTGCACGGAGTTCCCGTCGGAGTCATGGTAGAAATCACGATACACGTAAACCGCGATGTTGTTGGAAACCATCCCGCCGAACTGAATGTCCGCCGGCAACTGAACGCCGGTCTTGATGTTCAGCCCATTGTCCCGGGTGTCCCGGAAACGAGTATCCATTTCCTTACGGACATCGGGGTCACGCCGCATGGCGTCCCACGCCTGCGCTCCGACCGTGATGCGGTTCACCGCGCCACCGCCCTTGGCGGAGAACACGATGGCGGCCATATCTTCGATGGATTTGAGAATATCCACACCCGCATCGCCCCAGCGTGCGCCCGCACCCAGGGTGATCGTGTTGGCGGCGTCACGCTCGAAATCAACCAGCGTGGCGGGATAATCCTCGCCTTCCATTGTCACGGTCCCGTTCAGAATCGCCTGGGCAGCCATCCACTCCCAGCGGCGGCGGATCGCCTTGTTGTGTTCGTTGGCGATGGCCACGATAGCGGCATTGTATCGCTGGCGCGGATTCATCGCCGAAACATTGGCGCCGAGCTCTCCGTTGCCCGCCCAGCGGCGCAGCACGCGGGAAGCCGACACCGCGTCGAGTTCCTTCACGTATGCCGGCTTGACACGGACCAGGCTCTCGCCGCGCGACATGATGGGCCTGCCTTCCGCCAGAGGCGAAACGAACGGGGCCAGCTTGCGCGTGCCGGTCAGCTTGGAGAAATCGACATATTCATCGTCGAACGTGACGACCTGGGGGAAGCAGAGGTCCAGCCAGTAGGTATGGACCGGCTCCATCGCTTCCCGGTCCCGAAACACGCCGAGCAGCGTGTCGGTATCGTAGATGCTGTAGTTAAGATCAGCCATAGTTGTAGCTCCTTGTTGTTCACCGAGGACCGAAGCCCCTTAGATGTAAGCTTCATCCTTGAACGGATTCTTCGAGATGAACAGGCTCGGGGACTTGCCGCCCTCAAACGCTGCCGCTTTCTGGTCGTCGGTGGCAAAAGAAGCGTCCCAGATCAGCGCATCCATAAGGAACTCGCCAGACCTGTAAACCGCCACAGTGGTTGATTCGCCTGCACCAGTCTTCACCGGCGCAGTGAGAATGCCATACGCCGGAGCGCCCTGCACCGCAGCCGAAATGGTGGTGCCGTCATACGCGACAACCGCCAGCACCGGCAGGTCAACATTCTCTCCGACCTTGACCGAAGTTGTGGTGGCGTGCTGATCGTTCGCGCGCCATTCACGCGGCCCGGTAAAGGTGCCGCTCTGGATTTCCGCAATCCCGGGCTTGCCGAGATCAAGAGGGGTATTCGCCATGGTAATGGCCTCCTATTTTTCCGTTGTTCAGGCTCGGACGGGATTACTGCGCCGTGGCAGAAATCCCGACAGCCGCCTTGTAGTCAGACAGCAGCGAATTGGCCGGGTCTTCCGGAGCATCCTCTTCGCCAGATTTCTTCGCCAGACCAACGGGGTCGTTGCCGTCTTCGGCCATGGCTTCCTCGAAATGATTGCGGCCTTCCGCACCGCGCATGGCCGGCGCGAGCGCGTCCTTGGGCAGCGAAGCCAGCAGGTCCGTCGCGTCTTCCGCCGTGAGCGCCGGGTTGAGCGCCAGTTTCAGCGCCGATTTGGCCCGGCCTTCGGCCTCCTTGGAAGTGAGGATGGCGGCCATCCGGGAACGCTCTGCGGCAGCTCCCTCGGCAACACCCTCGGCGCGGGCATCATTGATCTGCGTTTCAAGCGCAAGATCCTCGACATGCTCGGGGCCAGCCGCCCCGGCGGGGTTCTTCTTGTCAGCCATAGCGGCTTCCTCCTTGGTTACGAGGGCGCTAAACGCATCGCGCACGCGGCCCACCACTTCATCAACGAGGCCCTGCGCTTGGGCCTCTTCACCCCGGAACATCCGGGATTCCTGCGCGGAAACCGCATCGGGATCAAGCCCCCGAAACTCCGCAACATCATTCACAAACTCCGCATGGAGCGTGTCAATTTCCGCCTTATACTCCGCAAGTGCCTCTGGAGACAAGTCCTTGGCCGGATGGCCATCGGCCTTGCGGTCCCCTTTGGCGATAACTGTCACCTTGATGCCCACCTGCGCGTAGGCTTGCTCGAAGGATACATGCGCCATGATAACGCCGATACTTCCCGCGTAGCCTTGCTCCGTGGCCACAACGCGATCCGCCGCCGAAGCAATGTAATACCCCGCGCTCGCGGCCAGATCATTCACGAAAGCTGTTACCGGCTTGCTAACCCCTCGGATGGCGCTCACCACCGCGTGCAGCCCTGCGAGATACCCGCCAGGAGAATCCACGTTCAGCGCGATGTGCGAAACTTCGGGATCTCTCTCTGCACGGAGAACAGCTTCTTCGAGGTATTCATACCCGGTAAACATGCCGGGAACTGAAATACTCGCAGGGAGCAGCAACCCCGAGACTGGAATCTGCGCCACACTGCCGACTTTGACGTAGGGCCGGAAGGCCGCAGCACGCGCATTTGGATCCCAGAATGTTTCGGGGGTGGCAAGAGACCCAGCCATAACATCTGGCGTCACACCTTCCGCCCGAAGATGTTCCAATTCACGCGCCGCCGCTTGCAGCGCCGCATCCGCCGCAGCGGGCTCCAGCGCCATGGCGCCGTGATGCAACAGCGACGTAGTGTATGCTGTTTTAACCATTCGTAGCATCCTTCACAGGGGCGGGAGTCTTCTGACCCCCGTCGCTATCCTTCATCTGCCGGGGCGATCCCGATGCTGCATTCAACGATGGATCCACACCCGGAACAATATCAAGTCGTTCCAATTCGCCCTTCTCGCGAGCCCGCTGCGCGAAAATATCGCGCCAATCACGGCCCAGCTTCCGGATTTCATCCTCGTAGGTCGAAAGCCCCATCTTGACGCGCAACAGCGCCGCCTGTGTTTCTTTCAGTTCGTCGATCTGGCCCGGCCCGGCCCCTAGCCACGTCGCGGTCGTATAGGCGTCGAGATTCATACCGCGATAGATGTTCGGGGCCTTGGAATACCGAAGAGTCTCCAGCCCGCCCCGAGACACCCGCTTGTTCGCGGCTTCTTCAAACCATGCCCGATAGATCGCATTGGCGGTCCGGTCCGCCACAAACCGTTTGCGGGACGCCATGGCCTTGCGGGTCTGCAACATGGCGGCCCGGGCACTTGAATAGTTGGTAGCGGTATAATCCCGCGACAGTTCTTCGTATGACACCCCAAGCGTAGCCGCGAGATGCCGCAACAGGGATTTCTCGAAGTCCTGACCAACGCCGCCGATCTTCCCGGCGGGTTGCATGTTCAGCTTCGACCCGGGGAACAGATGCGGAATTTTCACCCCGTCAATCTGAATATTCTGCGCGCCGGACACATATTGATTGACCGCTTTGAGATACTTCGAGGCAAACGCAACCGCAGCCGATGCAGGATCCACATTGCCGCCGCCGAGCGCGGCAAACGCCGCCTCGGTTGGCAGTTCCGACTCGATGGTGGCGGCAAAACTCGCATTGACGACCGCGTTTTGCAGCGTCACGTTCCGGAACTTGTGCAGGATCTTGGCTTCGGCCAGCCCCGCCACCAGTTCGGACACCCCGCGAGTCTGCTCGGGGCGGGTCCGATGCGCCAGATGCAACACGCGAAGCCTGCCCCAACGAGTCCTTGCGCGAATATATTGCCAATCGCGTTTGGCCGTCGCCGCGTAGAACTGCTCCGCCGGGTGCCGGCGCCAGATATAATACCCCAAAGGCTGCCCTGTCCTGGACAACCTCACACCGCCCCGAACAAGATCCTCGCCCATATGCTCATACGGAGTTTTCAGCCTGTCAATGTCAATCACCTGAAACGCCGTCTGGTATGGGCGAGGACCGTTCTTCGCCCACTCCAAGACCCCAAGGAACTCTCCGGTGGCGATAGAGACGCCAACCGCCATCCTGACAATCTCGGTGAACGTCATCCTGCGAGCCATGTCCGGCCACGCATCGGGGCTCTCCGCCCACACGGAAAATTTGCTTTCAACCTCTTGCGTGAACTCTTTGGCCCATTCAGGATCGTCATGCAGCCCCAGCACGCGCAAATTGGGGCGGGAGGTAAGCTGATACAGCGCCCCAACAACCGAATCCTGGTGCAGCGCCGAACCGGAGCGCGCATAGCCATCATTGCGCAGCACATCGCGCACCCGGCCATCGAGCATTTGTTTTTCAGGGAGTATTTCACCATCTGGCGAAACGTAGGGCGGCGACCACAGCGCCACGGCCCGGTCGAACGCATCGGCGGCTTCGTGCGCGCCCCCAAGCGCCTTGATGGCCAGCCGAGGATCCACGCATTCTGCTATATCCTGCGCCAGCGCCATCCGGTCATCTAGAATCTCGACCATGCCCGCCTCACATGAAAACATTCATTGGCCCCGAAGAAACGGCGGTGCCGTTCGCTTCGGCGATCTGCCGCGTTAGATCCCGAATGTAGAGCCGCAACTGCGCGATATTGGCGTGCTGGTATTCGACCCTCTCGCCATTCTGGTCCACCACAACGGAAGGCTTGACCCCCCGCACAAGATCGTGCAGCGCCGTTTCGGCTTCAACAAGACGCTGCGAGAGCGTCAATACCGTGGTCATGCGAGTTCCTTCCCGAGCTGCGACAAGTCATCCAGGTCTTCTTTACCCTCAAATGGCTCGGATGTCGAGTCGGGGTCAAACACCAAATCATTTTCATCCCATTCGCGCGCCCATGTTGGCGGATCATTCCAATCTATCTGTTCAAGCGCCACTTCCGGCGTGAGCGTCGCCGCTAACGTATAGACCAGCAGGTCCCAACTCTCATTCCGGTAATTCTTCGGGTTGATCCAGCCCTTCTTCGGATCACGAACTTCGACCGTTAGCTCCCTGTAGAACGACTGTGGGAGCCAATCTGGGAACTGAATGCGCCCGCCCGGATCGGTCCGGTCCAGCATGGCGTCGATCTTATCCTTCAAGACCTGCGTATTGATTTCCCATACCGGAATCTCTCCGCGCGCGGCGGAAAATTTATCCTTCCGGCCCGCATCAGGATACGTGAGCTTCACGCGCGGCCCGCGCCCGGAGGTAGAACCCCGGAGCAAATTGTATCGGGCGGCCAGCCCAGGCTCCCATGAATACACCGGATTACCGTCATCATCCAGAATGTCCGTTTCATCTCCCACGCGCAGCCATCGGACGAACTCGTAAGCGTTCGTCGTGAACCCTTTAGACCCCGCCGAATCACTCATGACGATCTTGATCGCCATCCGGCGGCCCGATCCATCGCCCAGCGGATAGCTCTTCAACAGCACTTCATCCACCAGCTGCCGCCAGTCTTCCGGATGTGTAGCCAGATTCACCCATGATCGGTCGCCATCTTCATCCCGACGACGGGATTTTCGTATGTCAAACCGGTCGATGATCCACCAGTCGGGATCCCCATTCTCCCCAGCCCCGATACCATGCACCTGCACCACAAACCGGTTCTTCTGGAGATCTATGGTAGCCACCAGAAACCGCACGCCCGGCGGGACTTCCCGAATCCCGAATTGCTTGGCGCGGGACCGGAGCTCTTCCGGCGAACGGACCGTCTGTTCTGCGCGTGGAATGTAGGGCAGCGCCAACGTGGTATTGGTAACGGTCTTCAACTCCTCCTCTTCCCCCGTGGCCTCATATGTCCGCTCGGCCTTAAGGTAGTCCGATACGATCTGCTCGAACGTGACAAAAGTCGCCGCCGGCCCTTTGAGCCAGAATGACGCGATGTCGGAGCCATATGCCGTGCCTGCGACTTTCCCGGCGGGAGTCCACACCTGCCCGTCCTTGATCCACCGGGCATGGTGGCGGTTCATATCGTGCTTGCCGGGATGTCCGTCCAACTCCTCCTGCGCATACTTTGCGCCACAGGTCGGGCATTCCATCCATGCCCCCTGGGCGCATTCCTGAATGTCTTCCGAAGACGGCCATTTCATGTATTTGAAATCAGGCTCAAAGGCGTGATGGCACTCCACACAACGCCACATCCACCGGCGGCGATCTCCTGCGTTGTAGAGCGCCAAAATACCTTGCGTCGGCGCGGCTTCATGCGGGGTCTGCTTGACCCACTTCACCATATCAACCGGAAAAGACGGAGACGACTCCGCCACTGTCATGCCATACCGGCCAAACGTGCGCGCCCGCTGCTTGGCCAGCCAGAACGGCGAGCCTTCCCCGTCGATGTCCTGCGGCATCCGGTCGTAGTCCGCCAGCCACATCTTCGGAATGGACTTGCCCGAAAGGTTGTTTTTCGTCGGCCACGTCAACGTCAATATCATCCCCGACTTGTAACGCCGGTCAAAAATATTATCATTGTCCCGCCCGGGCCGGATACGTTCCGCGACCTCTGGAGAGTGTTCGTGCAGACGGTCAAGCTTGGCCATCGAGAACACCCGCGCCGTGTCCATGGATTTCTCGATGACCATCATGTCCATGGGGTCGCAAATTATGGTGTGCGTAAGCCAGTTCAGCGCGCAATCGGATTTCCCCGACTGCGCAGGCCCCACGAAAATCGCGCCGGTAAAATCTTCATCTGTGAGAACATCCATGAACTCCACCAGATACGGAGTGGTCGAGTTCTGCCACAGCCCAACATAGGATCCGGGGTTGTAAAGCATCCGGTATTTCTCCGCAGCCTGCGACACCGTAAGCCGCTCCGCTGGGCGCACCCCTTCCGCAGTGTATGCAATCAGATCTTCAAGCGCCGGAAACACTGGCAGGGTCTTCGTCATAGCAAGTCCTCATCTTCCACGGCAAGACACCGTTTCGCTGGTTTCCTGCCGGGCTTCTTGGCCTTGGCGTCCCCCTGTGCAGCTTCCGTTGACGCCATCAGCGCCGGGATTTCAGACACCGAAGCCGGGTGGGACTCCTTATGCGGCTTCTCCACCATCAGCCGATGAATGGCTTTGAGCAGGTGGTCTGATTGCGCACGCAAAGACGCCCGCTGCGCCTTGGTAAGGCCCACAGCGCGGTCCACGTCGTCCGTCCACAGCATGATAGAAGATCGTATTTCCTTTGCCGTATCCCCAAGCACGTCGAGGACGTCTTCCGTCCGCCACAACTGCCGGGCTTCCATCTCATATTTCTGACGCTTCTGCATGGCAGACCAAAACTGGTGCTGAATCCCCACCGGCAAATCTGCCCGTTTCGCCAACCGCAGAAAGTCCTCCACAGAAGCCTTCGGCAGCACCATGTATTGCGCCGCGACCGAAATGTCGTAAAGCGGGCCGTGCCCACTCACACGCACCGGCGGGACGCCCCGAAGCAACTGCTTCACGCGGACATGACTCGTCCGGAATACCGTAGCCAGCCACGCAACGGTAACGCCCCCTAGCACGGGAGTCGGATCCGCCTGCGGATTGGCTGGATGCTTCCGCGCAGCCTCACATGCTTCCGCATCCTCCGGATCATACCCGCCCAATGGCGGAAATTCATCTTTCACCGTCCGGCCCATCGCTATCCCTTCTCTACCAGAACCCGCTGTTCTTCCAAGATCGCATCCTGCATGGTGCGTTTCTGCTCCAGCACCGGAAGCTGTTTTTCGTCCCACGTCTGCCGCGCGAGGATCCGATATATGAATACCGTATCCGCCCGCTGCCCCCGCCGATGCAGGCGCTTCATGGCCTGCAAATAATGCTCCAGATTCCACGTCAAGCCATACCACACGGCGATATGCCCGCCATGCTGGAAATTCAGCCCGTGGCCGGCACTGGCTGGATGCGCCAGCAAGATTGGTATCTTTCCGGCATTCCAATCCCGCATGTCCGAAGCCGATTCTCCGAACACCCGAACGCGCCGGCCAAACTTCCGGCAGATCCGATCCTTGTCGAACTCGTAGGAGTAGAACACCAGCAGCGGTTCACCATTGGCTTCTTGCACGATAGATTCCAGCGCATCCAGTTTTTCCTTGTGAAAATGGTGAACGCCCCGCTCGGTATCATACACGCTGCCATTGGCGAATTGAAGCAGCTTGTTCACCAGCACGCCATTGTTGACCGCGATGATGTCATTCTCTTCCAACACGGCGTCCCGCGCCAGCCGCCGATACGTGGCCAGCGCCTTGGGCGCCAAGCGGACCCATTTATCCACGACCTTCAACCCCGGCAAACGAAGATAATCCTCTTCGCGCAACGCGAACATCCGATCCTTGACCAAATCCATTATCTCTTCAAACGCCCCTGGGCGGGGGGTCCACCCATAAGTGTATTTGCTTTCAGTGAACCATTTCTCGCGGAACCATGTGATGTTCCTACCCAGCCTGCGGCCCCTGTCGAGCAGATAGAACGGCCCCCACAAATCAATAAGCCCCTGCGGGGTCGGGGTGCCAGACAACTCGACCACCCGCTTGAACCCAAAACGGCGGCGCGACAACATGGCAAACGCCGACAGCTTGTTCCCCCCTTTGGTGCCGTCCGCGCGCGCCACCTTGGCCGTGCGCATCTTCCCGGATTTAAGGCGTGTCGCTTCGTCATATATCAGCGCATCAAAATCCCATTTCCGGCCAGGCATCCGCCAATAAAGCCACGGAACATTCTCATAATTCACAATGAAAATGTTGGCTTCCGGATCGCTCAAAGCGGCCTCACGATTGGCTTCCGAACCAACCAGAACGGCAGGCTTGAACCCCCGTGCGAAATACCACTTGGCGATCTCTTCCGGCCATGTGTTCTCCGCCACGGCCTTGGGCGCTATAACCAAAGGCTTCCGCACCCCAAGCTTCTTTTTCCAGACCTGCGCCGCCTTCAAACACACCGCCGTCTTGCCGAGGCCCATGCCGGCGGCCAGATAGCAATAGGGCAGGCGCACCGCCTGCTCCGCCATCCAAACCTGATATGGCTCAAAATCGGCAAAACATAGCCCGCCCCCCGGCGGACCATATATGAAATGCTTTATGTCCGCAGACATGTTCACCGGCCCGATTCCTTCATCGCCAACGCGCACTTGAAATCTGCCACCGAAGAAATAACATCGGCCGCAATGCCTTCCCCCCGGAACAACCCCAACTCATGCGCCTGCAAAGCCGACAACTTCCCGCGCGGATCTTTGAACTCCACAAACCAGACCACCCCATTCTTGACGAACATCCGATCCGGCGCGCCGCGCCTTCCAGGATACGCCAATTTCCGGACCATCCAGCCCGCCTGCACTGCGATTTGAACGCATTCAGCCTCGATCTGCGCTTCATTCTGCATCGCCACTCTCCCACGGCCACGGGCCACTCCAAACTCGCAATTGCGCGCCACTATAGATGTGAATCATCTTTTCCGCATGTGGTGCTACGGACTCCACCGCATAGCGAACCGACCCATCGAGTTTTTCCATCTTCCCGATGACGACGCCGTAAAACTCATATCCAGAAATCTTCCCCACACGATCTCCGCGCTCGAAAACATGCTCCGTGGAGTTGCCATCCCCAAAATACACGGCCTGCCGGCGCGCCGGTGGCGATATTGCCGCGCTCTCGGCCTTCCATACGATCCACAGAAGACCGCCGAAAAACGCGGAAAGCACTGCAAGCGCCAGAAACAAGACATACCATTCAACCATCGTCGTCATCCTCTCCAATACGCACCGCGCGGTGCAGCGCTTCGATGCCAAATACCATGCCCAGAACAGCCCCTATCCCCACGACTATAACCGGCCAAAGAAGTGCTGCCATGAAGCACCCGATGTCTGCACTCCCATCAGGCTTCCGAGCGTCACACAAAACCACCCAGCTAACCCCCACCACCACATAACATGCAAAACCGGCCGCAGGCCCCCACACTTCCAACGCCCAAAGCATGTCAATATCCCCTCATATCTTTATCGTTCATTCGGCCCACGGCCAGAACAACCGCCGCAAAAACCAGCCCCAGCACCACCAGCCCGCCGCCGGCAAGGATGATCACCACTCGAAGCACATACATGGCCTTCCCCTTTCAATCCTTCGTGAACACCGGCGACAAAAACCCGGCGGCATCAAGCGGGAAGCCCCGCGCCCATTTAGGCGCGTCGATCATGCACTCGCGGAGAACCTTCAATTCCTCTTCCGCCCGATCTTCGGGCGATTGCACAACAATCTGATCATGCACATGCAGCCGGATGTCGAGCCCGCGCCGATGCGCATTCAACATCCCGTGGAGCAGCAGATCAAGGGCTACGGCCTGGGTGATGTTTTCCAGAAGCTTCCCGCCGTGAGTCTTGGTCCGCGCCCAATGCGCCCGGTCGCTCATGCCCATGTAAGTGAAGGTCGGCCGCCGCTCGCCCCACGGCGTCGTCTTCATCTGAATGAGCGGCTTGTAGTAGTGCAGATACCGCCCGGAAGGCAGTGAGATACGCAAGAACGGCCCTTCAAGATCGACCGTGAACCAGCGTAGCCGCGCAGGCCGCCCCGTCCGGATAACCTGCTTTACCGCCTGAACAATCCGCGCCCAGAACTTCACGACATCCCGATACGAATGCCGAAAAGTCTGCACGGAAAGCGCACTCTCTTCTGGCGTCAACTTGATGCCCATGTTCCACGCATACCCGAGCAGCCCCGTAGCTTCGAGCTCCCCCGTCTGCTCATTCTCTATGACCTGCCCTTCGCCAAGCCCATAGCCGCAGTTGTGCGCTATCAGGGGTCCACACGCCCCCATGACGACAAACCGTTGCGTTTCCTCAACGTCAAGAATGTCGTAAGTATGGGCCTCTGCAATTGATCTGTTCCGCAATAATTTCTTCGGCGGATTTACCCGAACGAATCTTCCTCGCCACTGTGCTTGAATCCCGATATTGAGGCGCGAAACGGCGATGAAACTCTGCCGCACACCACGCCCGGCCCAAATGCAGAATTTCTCTATTCGTCTCCATGTTCTGGCACTGCGCCTGCCGAGACACGAGGCGAAGGTTCCCCTTCTCGTAATGCCCTGCGTTATCCGCCCGATCAATTTCCCTCGTATCCCCGTCAATAAACCCGAGATCGCAAACAACATGCCGAACGAAGTCACTGACATTACGGAACCGGCACCTGATCCCCCGAAGCCCATATCTGCGATGCCCTCGCACCGGATCACATCGCGTCCGGATAGCGTAAAACCTATTGGCCAAAACTTCCCATGTCGAATCAGAACACCCAAAAAACTCCCGCTGTTCATACCCGGAGCATTCCCGGCACGCGACGCGCCGGTCAAGCCTCGACCGCCTGAGCCTCCTCCGGTGCCCTGACGGGCACTCAACGACATACATCTGACCGGCACCAATCTGGACCCCAAGAAACTCGACAACCGTCCATGCGCCAACACAAGCGCCTGGCGCATGTGGTTTTTTCGCATATTGTCCGCGCGCAGCCATTTGCCCTCTCCAACCAGCACTTTATGGTCCGGCGTCATCATCACCCCGGCGGCCTCAATGACCTTTTTTCGCCCCCTATACGCCGCCCCTCCGCAGCGCCTGAACTTGGCCCCGTCATAAACTACATCCGACGCCTTCACACGTTCAATCGGAACCCATCCACGCCCCGTCAAGACAGGCGTTCCGGCGGCAATGCACCCGAGGACACCCGGCTTACTCACCTTGCGGAGTCCCCCCTTCCCTGCGCGATACTCCGCAACCACATCTTCATACGTCCGATGGAACATCCGGGAACCAAAATCCAGATAGGGATCGCGCCCCTGCTCGAAGACCCGGAGGATCTGCGAATCCCCCGTAATCCACCCGATCCCCCTATTTTCAATAGCCGACAGATCACAGTCCGAGAAAACATACCCCTCTGGCGCCTGCACCACGGGACGGATGGCGGATTTAAGCGCTGTAATCGGGTCCCCGAACGTCGCTCGCAGGCTTTCAACATCCAATATCTCAACCGCTCTGGCGAGCGCCGGCATGGCCCTCTCATACTCCCCGGCAGGGCGGGGAAGATTTTGCGGCTGAAAAATTCTGCCGGCAAAACGCCCGGTGCGCGCCGCGCCAAAGAACTGAAACGTGTTCCGAAGCCTGCCGTCTTCCGCCGTTGCGCGTTCCAAAGCGTAATACTTCTTCGGCGATGTCTGTGAAATTACCGCCCGGCGCTCCAAAGCAGCAACCAGTGCGCGGCTCCGGGCATATGCCTCGGGCGATACCCCATCCGCCCCCATGGCTTCACGCGCCGCCGCCAAGCCCCGGGCCACATGCCCCTTGCGCAAGTCGTCAAACACATACCCGTGATGCTTCGCCCACGGAAGGAATTGCGCCCCGCTGTTAGGATTGGCCAGCCCGGTTATTTCAATCAATTCAGCGCGCAGCCGGGCCACTTCATCTTCATAAATCCAAATCGCGTTCTGGACCATCTTTGTGTTGACTGGCATCCCGCGCTGATTGATCACCTGATCCAGATGCCAAAACCGCCACCATTTCATTGACGGCATAAACCGTTTCAAGCGGCGGCGAACCTCTTGCTGCGCCACCACGTCCTGCCGGTTATATTCCCGAAACTCCGTCCATTCGTCTGGGGAAGTCTCCGGGGTTTCACGAGTCCATGGCTTGTTTTTTGTAGGCTTTCTCGGCTTGCAGAAGCGCCGCAGCAGCGCCTTGCCGCGCGACAGTTTCTTCTTGTCCTCGCCCATCCCGAGAATAGGGCCGAGCTTTTCCAGCGACCCCGGAAACGAACAGGAATGCGCGAGGATCATCGTGTCACGCCAACGGGAGATCGGCACCTTGATGCGCTCCACATTCCGCAAGACCTGCCGCTCAAAAGCTGCGTTGTGCGCCCACAGCAGACGGTCCTGCTCCATAAGAGCTTCCATGAAGTCTTGCGGAAAATACGGAATGCCCTCAAACCGGTCCCACTGCTTTACCGGCCCGTTGTCTATCGAATAGGCGAGCAGCACAACCTCGCAAGACGGATGCCGCGTATAAACATCCGCCCCGACCTTCCGCAGGTCGAGCTCGCAGAATGTTTCAAAGTCAAAATCCAGAATCATGGCGCCCGCCGGTGAGATGCGTCAAGACAAGACGGCGGGGCCGGAGCCCCGCCGAAGACTGATCTTCGCTAAAGAAGATCGTCGTCATCATCCTCAACAGGGGCGTCATCCTCATCGTCAAGGGCGTCTTCGTCATCCAGAACATCCTCCGGGACATCATCATCCCCGAAGACATCATCCGGATTGACCGGCGCGGAATCCCCGAAGGGTTCGTCATCCGCGCGGAACTGGACGGACTCCAGAACGCAATTGATTCGCTTGCCGAATTTGGCATGATCCATGGCCCAGAAAGTCACCACGGCATTCACGCGGCACCCAGCATAGAGCCGGTTCGTCTTGTCATCTTCCAGCCGCAGCCAGTGCCCGTCACGCCCCTTCCGATTGTCCACCAGCACGGGGCGGAACTCCTCTTTGGTGCGCGCGGATACCCGGTAACACCCCTCAATCTCTTCGGGGTGGTCATCGAGATCCATTTTCTGCGCAGCCTTGCGGTCTGGCTTGATCTTCGGCGGCTTCTTGCCCCACTTCTCCTCCACCACTTCACCCATGGCGGCCTTAATGGCCTTCATGTTCCGCTTGAAGAAGGGATCATCCGGGCAGGTAATAAAAGCAGCCCGGTAGGTCTTCACGACCTCCCCCTGATCATTCTCCTGGCTGTCCGGCTTGTAGAGATAAGGGTAGGACAGCCGGACATCCACCAGTTTCACCCGGCCCGTTTTGTTCATATCCATTACGATTTTCCTTTCAGGTTACATCATCGTCCGTGAACAGATCGGAAGCAGCCGTAACCGCCTCCCGCTTGTCATCCTCCGGCACCAGTATCGGCTTTGGAGGATTCTGCTTCACCCAGGCGCCAAACGCCCGCGCAAAGCCCTCTTTGCCAAACTGTTTTTCAAGCTTGGCTATCGGGAGCAGCTTGCGCATGAACGCAGCCTCCCCGAATATCGTATCGGCGATCTCCATCGCCTCGGGCTGCTTGTCCTTGGGGATGTGACGCGGTCCGCGCCGGCCCAGAACAAGTTTCAACCCTGGCAATTTCTTGCCGCGCATCAAATCCTCGATGGCAGCAGCGTGGAGTTGTTCCAGCCACTGCGAAATCATGCCCCGGTTCAGCAGGATCTTGACCCGCAAGTCTTCCGGGATCGGCCCGGTATCCTCGCCAAAAGTCGCCTCTCCGGCCAATTCGTCGTAGTCCGCATTGACCATTTCGAGGATGAAGTCCGCGCGGGCCTTGCACGTCGTCTGCGCCGAACACCATTTGCAAGCCGCCTCGGACGGATTGTGTGCGGGCTTTGCGGAGCGGGTGGCTTTGGCCGCCCGGCGGAAGACCTCGCCCCATTCCATTAATTGCCCGCGTGTCAGCGACCACTTGCCGCCGCCGCCGGCGCATCGGGGCTGCTCGATCCAGATCTCGATTTCGACAGGGGCGGGGTCTTCCGTGAAAGACGGCGGCGCATATGCGGTCCACGCTCCGAGCGCGTAAAGCAACCCCTGCTTGTTTTCCTCCGGCGCGACAGGGACGCCGCGCCCATATTTCCAATCAAAAACAATCAGCCGCCGCTGCTTGGCCAGCACCACGATAGCATCCGCCGTCCCGAAAGCGCTTTCCCCCAGCCAATCTTCCAACGGGACGCGCTTCTCGACGTGCATGACCGCATCGGGGTCAGCCATTTCATTGCGCAGGCCGTCAAGCCCGGCGTGCATCTCTTCGGCCATCTCTTCGTCAAAGATAATGGCCTCAGTAACGCGATGCCCCTCGGAATCCGTCCAGTGAACCTCGCGCGCGTCTCCGATAAACTCCTCGGGTTCTTTCCCCTCTTCGAGACAAATTGCCGCATAATGATGGAACACGGTCCCGACGGCCGCTTCACGACCGGCGGAATCCGTGTTCCCGGCCTCCTCCCCCGGCGCGGCTGGACATGCCATCCAGCGGTGCGCCGAAGAAGGGGACAGTCTGGCGTGCTGACCCGGCATTACAGCAGGTCGTCTTCATCGTCGCCACCGGACGCTTTCGCATCCTCGATGGCGGCCTTCACCGCCGCCAGCACCTTGGGGGCATCATCTTCGGAGAGCTCGGACAGCCGCGTCACGCCGAAGTCCTTGCAGATGTCCTTGATGGCCTCACGGCGCGGACCACGTTCGTCCTTGGGGACCTCCCCCAGCCATTCGGCGGCTGTGGTGAGCGCATCGGCCAAAACAACCTCGGGTTCGGCTTTCTTCTTGGCGCGAGGCTTCCGTGCGGTCTTCGGCTTGGCTTCGGCTTCGGCACCAGCCTCGGCTTCGGCTTCGGGTTCCGGCTTTGCCGCCGCCTTGCGGGTCCGCGTCTTGCGCGCAGGCTTGGCGCCCGCTGACGCATCGGCCTTGTCGAGCATCTCACGCAGAAGCTGATTGTGCTGCACCAGCACCTTGTTCTGCTCTTTGGTGTGAACCACCAGTTCTTCCAGCGCTTCAGTGAGCGCACCGATCATCTGATCAACAGACATGTAATATCTCCTCGGTATGTGAATTGCGTCGTCGGTTGACATGCCCCGAACAGGTATGCCATAAGGCTATAAACCACAAAACCAGAGGATAAGTCAAATGAAAAAAAGGAATTATATCGAAGAGGCTTTGGCGCTCGACGACATCGCCATCCGCAGGCCGCTTCAAAACCCTCTGGCCGCCATCCTCATTCTGGCGTGCCCGCCAAGCGGGAAGCTTCGCCACAAGACGCGTTCGTTCGGAAACCTCGCGCGTATGCTCGGCGTGCAGGACTCCATCATCTACCAGTGGGTTTATCGCGGGTCAATCCCCTACAACCGCGCCATCCAGGTGGCGCGTATCAGCGCCGAAAACGGCACGGGCATCTCCATGGACGACCTTGACCCGTGGCTGACCATCAACCAGAAGCCCCGAAAGCCCCGCCGAGGCCCGCGCCCGGCTACCCGCGACGCCGTTCGCGAAGACCCCGAGTCAGAAGACCTCCTGTAGCGTGCGCCGCAGGAGGTCTTCGAGCCATCCCACCGAGGAAAAGATGGCATGAGGGGGGCTTTCTCGCGTCACCGACAACACGATTGAGGCATCCCTCTCGGGCAACCCCCTCTAACGAGGCACTACCACGATGGCCACAGAAATACAAGCTCTGCCCATCCCCTTTTCAAAGGGCCACGGCAACAAAGGCAAGGTCAAAAACCTCGGGCTGCCATGGGCGCAATTCATCGACCTGTTCCGGCAGCCATACCGCACCGATGAAACTTCCCACACCTACAAGAACCTCGACCTGAAAGAAAAGCTGGCCAAAAAGAACGCCGCCGGCTTCTTCATGGCCGCACATTGCAAGAATGGCTCCCGGCGGAAAGACGCCATTCAGGAACGCCGGATCCTGACCATCGACATGGACGAAAATGTCAAGCCGGTGCTGCGCAGGATCAAGAAAGGCGAAGCCAAAATCTGCCGCTATGAATGGATCGCCCACACGACGCGGTCCCACTCGCGCGAGAACCCCCGCTACCGCTTTATCATCCCTCTGAAACGCGCCATCCTGCCCGAAGAGCATGAACCCCTGTCACGTATCGTATCCAGTCTGCTGGACCCGACGATGAAATCCATCGACCCGGTATCCCACCGGGTCGCGCAGATGATGTTCATGCCCACGGCGAGCAAGGATCAGGTTTACCGCTTCCACCATCACGAAGGCGTCCTGCTTGACCCTGACGCGATCATCCGCGCATGGGAAAAGAAGCACGGACGCGGATCTTTCTTCGATTATGAAGTGCTGCCGCTGAACCCCGGCAAGGAAACCGGCCTGCGCGACAAGATGCAAAAAGCCGGGTTCCCGCTGGCCAAGCCGGGCATCGTCGGGACGTGGTGCCGGCATATGGGAGACATCCACACCACCATCGAGAAATACCTGACCGATTTTTACGAACCGACATCCGAACCGGACCGCTATCAGGCGGTCGGCGGATCGGGGCTGGCCGGGGTAGTCATTTACGAAGACCAGTGGCTTTACAGCCACCACACCACGGACCCCTGCGCGGGCGAGCTCTGCAACAGCTTCGATGCTGTCCGGCTCTGCCTCTTCGGAGACAAGGACAAATCCATCGGCCCGGACAAGCCGGTGGTGGAGCGCCCATCGTTCAAAGCCATGAAGAAGTGGATGAGCGACGATCCGGGGTTCGTCGCGGCGCTGGCGCAAGAGCGTTTCGGCGACATAGACGCCGATTATTCCGACGAAGATGTCCCCGAAGCCGCCCCCGAAGCCGAAAAACCCGCTGATAAACGCCCAGAGAAGGCCGTGGAGAGCGATTCAGGCTTCGATGACGCCGATATACCGGCAAACCCGGAGACACGCACCAGCGCCACGGAGAAGCCCGGCAAGGATGACGAAGACCCCCATGCCTGGGTGGCCAGCCTGCAAGTCGGCAATGACGGCGCGCTCCGCCCGACGACGCACAACCTGTTCACCATCATGATGAACGACCGCAGGCTCAAAAACGCATGGGCCTTCAACGAAATGTCGCGCCTGATCATGCGCACCCGGCCATTGAAGCTCGGCCTGCCGAATTTCAAGGACATGCCAGCCATGGATTTGCTGGACAATGAAGCCGGGATCGACGACCACGATGCACGCGCAATTCAATCGCTGCTCTCCCGGCCCGCGAACTCCAAGGAGCGCCCGCGCGGCTATGGCGTCGAATACGGGATCTCCCGGGTCCATGAGATGATCGCCATGCTGGCTGGAAACCGCAGTTACCATCCGGTGCAGAGACGCCTGCGGCGGCTCCCCGAGTGGGACGGAAAGAAGCGCATGGACACGGTGTTCATCGACTACCTCGGCGTCGAAGACACTGCCTACCATCGAGCCGCTGCCCACGTGTGCCTGCTCGGCGCCGTGGCGCGCGCCATGCTGCCGGGCATCTCTTTCGACTACATGCCGGTCCTCTCGGGCGGCCAGGGCTGCCGCAAGACTTCTTTCGTGCAGACGCTGGCCTTCGGATGCGCATGGAAAGGCGACAAGGGCTTCTACACCACCCTGCCGGGCGATCTGACCCGCCGCAAGGAGGTCTTCGAGGCCACGCAGGGCGCATGGTTCATCGAAGCCGCCGAAATGGTGGCTTTCCGGAAGGGTGAATCCGACGCCTTGAAAAAATTCATCACCGAGACGGTGGACAAGGTGCGGCCCGCCTATGCACGACAGGTTGTCGCAGCAAAGCGGAGCTTCGTCTTGTGGGGCACGACAAATGAAGAGCGGTTCCTCCGGGACATGACCGGCAACCGCCGCTATCTTCCCATCAAGGTTGGCGAAGGGCTGAACGCCGCCCATCCAATAGCAACGGACCTGCTCATGCGCGAGCGGGACCAGATATGGGCCGAAGCGCTGCACTGCTGGGATGCCGGGGACCGCGAACTGCTACTCTCCGGGGAAGCCGAAGCGCAGGCGGAAGCCGCCCGGGAAGACTCCTTCGAGGAAATCCCCGAGGTCACATTCGCCGACGAAATCGACGCCTACTACACGCAGCCCCGGCCCATCGAGGAGTTCACGGGCGACGAATCAGGCTTCGAGGACGGCCAGAAGGCGATTTGGCGCGCCATCACGGCGAATCAGATCCATGAAGACCTGCTCGGCGGCGCGGGCGACTTCTCGCGCCAGCATTCATCCTTCATCTATCGGGCGCTGCGCATGACGAAGCACTTCCACACGCGGATCCGCCTGCGGGATGAAAATGGCGTCCGGCGCTACTATTGGTATGACGGCACTGAAGGCACTCTACCCCAATCCGTTCCTTGGGGCCGCATGGATAAATGGAAACCCGTCACAGCAACGCCGGACTTGCCGGAGAATGACGACGATATTCTATAATTTCAGAGAATGCACTTAAGGGTTGTGGTAGGCTCTTAAATGCAGACTTGGCCCGCCCACACAGCGCTAAGCCTCACAGCGCCGGGCGGGCCTTTTTTATGCTCGCGCGCAACTCGCCGTTTGAGGGGCGAAAATTGTGGTATGGGGGGTGTCCCTTGTCCCCCTCATTTCTAAACAAACCTGTGAGAAGGAATTTTTTAGTATATATGGCTCTAGAATCACCCTTTTTTTCAAAATATCTCACAAGTTTACAACAATAGGGGGGACAGGGGGACAGGGGGACAGCCCTTTATATGATATTGATTTTATTAGGTTTTTTAATTTGCGAACTGTCCCCCCTACCCTGTCCCCCCAAAAAGCCATGTGGCGAAAATGTGGCAAAACACTCGGTAGAGTCTATCACACTACGGTATATTATATGCTGGTAGTGTGGTTATTGGCTATCACGCCGTCACATTTTCGCCATATGGACTTTTTGGGGGGACAGGGTAGGGGGGCCAGCAGGGACAGCGAATTTTCCAAAAAATCCGGCTTTTCACACTCCCGAGATTCCGGAGAATCGCAAATCCGAAATGGCAGAAAATCGGCGGCTCGGGAATACACCAAAAAAGTGTTCCACCCCCGCCAGATTTACGGGGACGACGAAAAAAGTTTCGTTTTTTCGCAAAAATTTTGAATAGGGTCGAGAGG